AGTCACAGCAGGGCGTGGGCGGCAGCCGCAACTGGAAGGACGCCAGGCTCCTGATCTCCGGCGCTGACAGCCTGCGCCAGTTCTACGGCTACGAGGATGGCGGCGGCGACGTGTTCGTCCCCGTGCCCGTTGCTGGTTTTGGCGGCGAAGGCCCGGCCTTCACGGCGTTGGGGTCGAAGGGCACGCCGCTGGCCCAATATGAGAACTTCATGGCCCTGTGCGACCACTACGGCGTGCAGGTGCGCTACAACGAGATGGGCAAACACGAGGACGTGCGTCTGCCCGGCGGCATGTGGGGCACCAGCGACCGTGTGCGTACCCTGGCCCGCGACTACATCGAAGACCTGTGCGCCCGTCACGGCCTCGCGGCCGGGAAGCTGGATGCCTGGATGCGCATGCGGGGCGAGGAATACTCCTACCACCCCGTCCGCGAGTGGGTGGAGTCCAGGGAGTGGGACGGCATGGGGCGCTTCGAGGAGCTGCTTGCCACTGTCAAGGTCGCCCCCGGCCAGGGCGGCGTGTGGCGCACCTACCTCAAGCGCTGGCTGGTGCAGGGCATAGCCGCCCTGTACGAGCCCAAGTTCCACTGCCGTGGCGTGCTCACATTCACAGGCGACCAGGGCGTGGGCAAGACCTCGTGGTTCAAGCGCCTGGTGCCCGGTAATCTCGAAGCGTTCGGCGAGGGTTTGAGCCTCGACCCCGCCGACAAGGACAGCATAATCATCACCTTGTCGCGCTGGGTCGTCGAACTGGGCGAGGTGGACGCCACCTTCCGCAAGACCGATATCTCCCGGCTCAAAGCCTTCCTGACCAAAGACAAAGACATCCTGCGCGTACCATACGGCCGCGCCTACGACCATTGGGCCAGGCGCACCGTGTTCGGGGCCACGGTCAATGACCCGCAGTTCCTCATGGACCCCACCGGCAACACGCGCTGGTGGTGCGTGGAGACAGAGAGCATTAACTGGGCTCATGCGGTTGACATGCAGCAGGTATGGGCCGAGGCGAAGGCGTGGTATGAGATGGGCGAAACGTGGTTCCTGGACACGGACGAAACGGCCGAGCTGAACCGCGTGAATACCCAGTTCGAAGTGCCGGACCCGATCATGGAAGCCGTGCTTGCAAGGTTCGACTTCGATGCCCAGGAGCGCGGCAACCTCATGACCACAACCAAGGTGTTAGAGGCTGTTGGGTACCAGAGACCCACAAAGGCGCTGGTGACAAACGCAGGCGTCGTGCTGAAGAAACTAACGGGCGGGAACGTGGCGAAAAGGGTAGATGGCGTGTTCGGGAGATACTACGAAATGCCGCCTTTCAGGGACGTGGTGAGCGGCAGTTTTACGGTTGTCGAGGATGTCAAAAAGAGGGCTTGAAACATTGAGGTTGTTGCGGGCTTAAAGTTTAGCTGGCGTAAAAACAAAGTTAAGGGCTAAACCTTAAAGTTTAGCTGGCGTAAAAACAAAGTTAAAGGCTAAACCCTAAAGTTTAGCCCTTAACTTTAGCTAAACTGTTTAGTTTTAGTAAACACGTCAAGGGTGCCTGTAATACAGCTTGTATTACGTTTTGTCTAAACTTTAGCTTAACTTTAGCTTAACTTTAGCTAAACTCAACTGTATTGAAGTAAAACTGCCGTGTTTAAGGATAAAAACACCATTGCGCTACACCTAGGGTGTATCGCGCTACACCCTAGGTCGATCAGCTACAGCCCTTGTGGGGCGTGGGTTAGATGGTGACTGATACACCTGATATACCTATATTCTAAGAAGTGTTGAGTTGTAGAGGGGGGTGGTGGGTGTGTTTACTAACGCTAAACACGAACCCGCAACCTACACGAGGTGCGTAATAGAGCCCTTATAGGGGTTTTTGCCCTTTTGGTGTATCAGAACCGCGAAAACCGTTGGGGCTCTAAGGCTGCGGCTGATACAAGGGGGGTGTAGCAGATGCCGAAGAGGGTGTATCTGAATCACGAAACCGTTGGGGCTCTAAGGCTGCGGCTGATACAAGGGGGTGTATCCGACCGCACACATCCCGCGCTAGAAAAAGTCTAGACTTTTTATGCTGACATGTGTATGTGTTGTTGCTGGGTGTAATGAAAGGCAAAAAGGAGTAAGTAAGCTATGTGGTTATCCGATGTTCGGAAGGAAAAAGAGAGCGCCGTTAGGTGTAGGGATTTGTCGAAAATGATCCGTGCGAACTTCAACTTCGACGCGCCGACCTCATCCGACCCCTTCTACGCGAGGGCCAGCGACGTTCTACTGATGCTTGGCCTGCCCGCTGGTAAAGGTGCGGCCACGTTCGCCGGTACAGTGCTAAAAAAAATGGTCGGCCCCAGCGTGCTCGAGCGGCGCAACGGAGTTGTCGGCCGGTGGTATGCCATGCCGCCGCTGCGCCAGCAGGACGAGAAGAAGGACTTACTCGCATGACCAACGTGATCGGAATCGACCCAGGAAAAAAGGGCGCAATCGCCCTCATCGCAGAAGACCATCAGCTCGTTGTGGACTATGAGTCCGACGAGCACGCGAAGCACACGCTCCGCCTGTGGTTGGACCTGTACGACGTCGAGGTCGTTGCGCTCGAAAAGGTTTGGAGCCGCGCGCACGATGGCCGCAAGGCCACCACGACCTTCATGCAGCACGTCGGTTTCCTCAAGGGGCTGTTATTTGCCGCTGACGCGCCAGTAGAGGAAGTTTTACCCCAAAGGTGGCAGTCGCACATGCTCATGGAGCTAAAACGCCTCAGAGCCCCCGTAGCGCACAAAAACAAACCATCCCTCGACGCGGCCCCGTTGCTGTACCCCGCGTTGGACTTCAAGGGGCCGAGGGGTGGCCTGAAAGATGGACGAGCTGACGCGGTAATGATCGCCCACTGGGCGAAACACGGGAGGAAGAGATGAGCGACAACGCAAAGGCCGTGAAGTACAAGGAGTTCAGAGACAATGCTGACAAGTGACCAACGCGCCGTGGCGGCGAAGATACTCCGATTCTACGGGCATGAAGCGCAGACAGCCCATGCGATCCAAGAACTAGCCGAGCTGATCGCAGAGTTGACACGCTTCGGGCGCGCAGAGGCCAAGGCCGGTGAAGTAGCCGACGTGTACATAATGCTTGCGCAAATCGTGCTCGCTTTTGACATGGAGAACGCAGTCAAGGAGCAGATAGTGTTCAAGCTGACCAGGCAGGAAGGCAGGATGAACAGCGCAATAAAGCGCGCAGAAACATGGAGCGAAGAGGACAGATGACAGGAGTTATCAACTGGCCGTGGCTGTGGCGTCAACGCCGCCTGGAGTCGAAACGCTCCTGGGTGTGCGTCGATTGCGCCAGCATCAACACTCCGGGGGCCGACTGCGCATGTGGCTGCGCCCGGCACATCGAGATGGATACCATGCAGGCGGCGCATTTGGTGCTTCGCCTCCGGGCTGACGAGATTCAGGGACAGATAAACCGTTGCGTCTCATAAACAGCGTCCTGTGAGACGCAAAAACGTAGGAGCGAATCTATGAGAGACAAGCTGGTTGGGCAGTTGAGGAGACACGAAGGATACAGGCAGTACGCCTACAAGTGCTCCTCCGGGAAGTGGACCATCGGCATCGGCCGCATGATCGAACAGGGCGGGCCGGGCATCGGCGTTGAGGAGGCCGAGTACCTGCTGCGCAACGACGTGGAGCGCGTCGAGGATGATCTGAAGCGCAGCGACCACTCGCATACGTTCAACGTCCTGGACGACGTGCGCAAGGCTGTGCTGATGAACATGGCGTTCAACCTCGGCGTGCCCGGCCTCACGGGGTTCAAGCGCATGTGGGCCGCACTGGAGCGCAAGGACTACGTGGGCGCTGCGGCCGAGATGCTGCAAAGCCGCTGGGCCAAACAAGTCGGCTCGCGCTCCACGGAACTGGCGCAGCAGATGGCGCAAGGGAGGTGGCAAGATGAGTAGGCGAGAAATGTTTGGTCTCACAGCGTGGGACTTCGCGATCGCATGGGCGCAGGGGTTGCTTGCCCTCGTCGTCTACGGGGCCGTTGCGTTCGCCGTGGGCTACGCGGCTCATGCGTGGGGGTGGATATGACGTGCCCCAAATGCGGAGAGGTGACAAGGCTTGTGCGGACGATACAGGACGAGTCAAACAACTCCACCGTCCGGTATCGTAAGTGCGCGTATTGTGGGTACCAATTCAAGACGCTCGAAGTGGCGGTCAAGAAGGTGCAAAAACAAAGCAAAAAAATGTGATTTTACTACCGGCGGCATTACAGCGCCGTTGCTTTTTGCTAAAGCGGGGTCTACAGGCTCCGCTTTTTCTTTGCCAAGAGCTGACACGCACAAAGAAAATCTAAAGCCAGCAGCCACGACGGATGGGCGGGTCTAAAAAAGCGCGAGAGGTATGAATG